TCTCCACGATGCCCTACTCGATGCGCTGACCCGCAAGGCTGGGTGGGTGCGCTGGTATTGGGGCAAGCGGCAGCAGATCCGCACCGAGGTCTGCGAGGGGCTGCTATTGCCGCAGCTGCAGATGTTGCTGGCTGATCCGGGCATCCAGGCGCAGCGCATTGTGCGACGGCCGATGACCAAGGCTGAGCAGGCGGCGGTGGCGAAGACGGCCGAGGGCATGATGTGGCTGCAGCAGGGTGGGGCTGCGGAGTTGTGGGAGGCGCGGATCACGCGCAGCTCGCAGCAGGGCTGGCCGCAGGTTGTGGCGGTGCCGGCTGACTGTGTGTGGATATTGTCGGATGCCAACACCATCCCGGACGCGCATGGGGTCTTCCATGTGCGTGAGGTGACGGCGTCGGAGTTGATCGAGCAGGGGTTGCCCGAGGGTCGGGTGATGGCGCACGCGGACTCCATGACCGCGCAGCGGCGACGCGAGGCCATGTCGCGTGACCCAGCATCAGGCCAGAACATCCCGGGGTCTCCTCCGAACGACAAGAGCAAGCGGATTGTCCGCTATGTCGAGGGGTGGATACGGACGGACACCGATGGCGACAACATCGCCGAACTGATCCATGTGCATATGCTGGGCGACGCCGCGGAGTTGATCCAGTGGGACCGCACGGACGAGATACCGCTGTGCTGCTTCACGCCCTATCGGGAACCGGGGCGGGTGATCGGCTATTCGCAGGCGGACATGGTGATGGACCTGCAGAAGACCGAGAGCCGGGTGATGCGGGCGGTGTTGGATAGCCTGGGGCAGAGCATGTTCCCGCGCACCGTGGTGGAGGTCGGGCACGCGACGCTTGCCGACGTGAAGCAGACGGCGATCGGCAGCATCATACGAGTGTCGCAGCAAGGCGCGGTGCAGGAGCTGACCAAGCCCTTCATGGGCAAGGAAGCGCTGCCGGTCATGGAGGTGCTGGAGTCGATACGGGAGAGCCGCACGGGCATCACCAAGGCGAGCAGCGGGCTCACGATCGACGAGTTGCAGAGCACGGCTCCGGTGGCGGTGAGCCAACAGAGCAGCGCTGCGCAGGACCGCCTCGACATGGTGGCCAGAACGCTCGCCGAGACCGGGTTGGCGCCGCTGTATCAGGGGTTGCTGCGCATGCTGGCGCGGCAGCAGGACCGGCCGAATGTCATCCTATTGCGCGGGCAGTGGATAGCGATTGATCCACGGGCGCTCGCGACCGACTGGGAGGTAGAGGTCAACGTGGGTGGTCGTGGGACGCCCATGGAGCGTATGGCGATGCTCAGCCAGATCGCGACGAAGCAAGAGCAGATCATGCAGATTGGTGGGATGGAGAATCCCCTCGCCGGGATACCGGAATACCGGAATACGTTGGTCCGTCTTCTTGAGACGGCGAACATCAGTGACAGTAGCTCCTATTTCAAGTCGTTGCCGCCGGGCTGGCAGCCGCCACCACCGCCGCCGCCACAACCGAACACGGATATGTTGCTCGCCCAAGTCCAGCAGCAGAAGACGGCCGCGGATGTCGAAAACGACCGTGCCAAACAGCAGACGGACCGGGCCAACACGTTGCTCGACGATGACCGGGAGCGGTCGCAGGCGGCGCTGGATAACTGGGTCAAAGCCTATGTGGCGCATGCGCAATATGGCGTTCCGTTGCCTAGCGTCGACGAGTTCATGCAGGCGATGGGGCGGAAGGTGCCGGCGCTGAATATGCTGGGCGACCTGCCGCCACAAGGTGCGCCGATCACCGTGCCGGGCGGGGAGGCTCCAGGGCAACCGCCACAGCCGACGGGACCGCGGCCGCCGATGGCAGGGCCGCAGCAACCACCAGGGGGGCGCCTTGCGCCGCCGATGATGCCGCCGGCTGGGTCGTCTGATCCGGCCACGGCCATGGCGGTGAGGAACGCCTTGATGGGACGTGGGATGCCGACGCCGGGCGGGCAGATGGCGACCAGGAGCGCGTTGGGGAGTGTGGGGCCATTGCTGGCGCGGCCGACGCTTAATCCCACAGGCGTGCCACCTGCGCCGGATCTGGCCGGATGAACCGCTATGCCAACAAGGACGCGCCAGACCTTCCGCTAGACCCGCGGCTCCTCGATCCCCGAGCCATTGAGGGGTTACGGCTGTTGATCGCTCGTGCCCCATTCAGGGTCACGGAAGTGGAGATGTTCGTGGATGCGTGCGAAGCGGCAGCCGGCGGCTACGAGCAGCCGCTGCGGGCAATACTTCAAAGGTGGTTCTCGGAATGAGCGACGTCACCACCGAGCAGCTCGTGGCGGCCAACGGGGCAGAACGCCTGCTGGCGGATCCGGTGCTTCAAGGCGCCCTGGACGAGATCATCCGCAACGAGACCGAGCGGGCGATCCTGCTGAATGACGCCGGGGAGCGGGAACGGGCGCGGATGACGGTGCTGCTGGTGCAGCGGCTGAGGACAGACCTCCGCAGCGCCATCGAGTGGGTGCTGGAGGCACGCAACAGGGCCAACACGGCCAGGAGCTTCGAATGAGCGAGAGCACAGGCGGGACGCCCGCTGCACCAACGTCATCGCCCGCACCGGGCGGGATACCGCAGGCGCCGACGCCGAACGTCACCCCCGGCGCGCTGAGCATCCGCGATGCGGCCCGGATGCTGGGCAAGCGGCGGCACGAGGCGAACCGGGCCGACGGCGCCAATCCTGGCGCTGCTGACAGCGCTGCGGCGCCCGCGGCGGGGAAACCATCGCCCAACGAGCGGGTGGCCTCAGCGAGCCCCACAGAGGCGCCAGAGGCAGGGCCGCCCGCACCGGCAGTAGAGTCCAAGCCCGACGCCCTGGCAGCCGCCCTCAAGGCCCCGGCGCCGGATGGCACGCCAGCAGAGTCCAGTGCGCCAGCAGCCCCCGACCGCTACACCATAGACGGCCGGGACTACGCCGCGGACGATCTGCGCAAGGCCATCGCCGAATACGGCGACTACACCAAGAAGACCCAGGCACTCGCCGCTGAGCAGAAGCGGGTAAACGACCAGGCCGCGCAGCTCCGCCAACTCCACGAGCAGCACCAGGCGTTCGCCACCGTGCTGCCGCTGCTGCAGCCCGAACTGAACCGCCTCGCGCAGAGCTTCCAGATGGCGCCGCGGCCCGATCCGGCACTGGCCGAGAGCGACCCGCATGGGTATCTCAAGCAGCTGGCGGCGCATGATGCCTCCAGGGCCGAGCTAGAGCGCCTGCAGCAGATCATGGGGGTGCAGACCGGCGCACAGAGCCGGCAGCTGGCCGAGGCCACCGAGCGCGGCAACCAATACCTCAGCGAGCGCTATCCCGTGTGGCGCGATCCGGCGCAGCGTGCCGAGCTGCAGAAGACCATCGTCGAGTGGGCCGAGAGCAAAGGGGGATTTACCAGGGACGAGCTGAAAAGCGTCGTCGACCCCAGGCACATCGAGGCGCTGATGAAGGCCGCGATGTATGACCGGCTGAGCGAGGGGGCGAAGACCAGGGCGCCGGTGCAGATGGCGCCGGCCAATGGTGCAGCACCGGCACCGCCGCCACGCGAGGCGATCCGGGTGGCCGAGGCCAACTTCGGCGCCAAGCCCAGCTGGCGCACCGGGGCCGCACTGCTGTCGGCGAGAAGGCAGCAAGGGCGGTGACGAACTGGCTCGGCATCCGCTGTCTGCTGCGCCGCTGCCCATTCCGCCCCGACAGTCTCGGCGCCTACTGCGCGCTCGGCAGCTGCCACCGAAGGATCACAATTCACCACTCGCAAACCGGCTACTGGCAGACGCTGTCGAGCTACAACCCAGGGCCTAGGGAACTGGCGCGCCCGATGCCGCAGCACACGATCGATGAACTGGTGGCAACGCTGCCCATCAAGCCGACTAACTCACAGGAGTAAACACACCATGCCCCTCGCATACATCAACTTCGTCAGTGGTGGCGGAGCGACTGACCCAGGCTTTGGCGGCGGTGTGCCCGCCGGCCCCGGTATCGACAACAGCCTGCCGGGCCTGCCGCCGGGCGCCGACAACAGCCTGCCAGCACCGCCGCCAGGGACCTGGCCGCCGCCGTCGTTCGGCACCCCAATCGTGCCAACCAACCCGATCGCCGGCGTGCCGCCTGGTGCCATCTGGCCGCCGCCGGGCCGCCCGCCGCACGTCTCGGGAGGACCAGTCCCCCCGCATGTGTCCGGGCAGCCAGTGCCAACCCCACCGCCGACTGGAGGCACGCCGCCACAGCCCTCGCAGCCGATCGCAACGCCGCCCGCATCGACCAAGCCGCCCTCCGGCACGTTCTGGGTGGTGGCGGGCATTCCGGGACTTGGCTGGCGCTACGTGTGCGTCGATCCGAGCCTCGACGCTGGCATGCCGCTGCCACCGACGGCACAGCCGAAGTAACCACCGTGCCGTTCATCTCGACAGAGCACGATCTGTATCTGGGCAAAGTGGTCGACAACGGCCACTGCGTCCGGTTCCTCCAGGTCTGCGCTGCGGTGCCGCACACATCGACCTGGCAACGCGGCGTGCCGGTGCGGGGGGCTGGAGCTGTGCCGGGAACCTGCATCGCCACGTTCGATCAGGACGGCAAATACGCCAACGCTACTGACGGCAGCAGTCATGCGGCGATTCTGCTGGCGGAGAACAGCGACGGCTTGCTGGTCTGCGACCAATGGCAGGGCCAGCCAGTGCATCACCGTGTGCTCCGGTTTCGTGGCGGGGAGGGCACCCCGGCGAATGAC